ACTGCTCGTTTGCCTCTAGGATGCCAGCTACCTGCCCAATGGCCTTGTCAGCATCGGAGAGCAGGAGCATGGCGTGTCCTGCAAGCCGGGCGCGTTTGTTCGAGTCGCGCTCACCCACCATTGCGACAACGTACTGAGCTGCTTGCCCCATGCCCACCGTGCGATAGCCAGGGTAGGATTTCGGCGCTCGGCTCACCTGACTGCCTCCATCGCCGCATTAAATCCAGCTTGATGGGCGAGGTAGGCGATGAGGAAGAACACGACGCAAGAGAACGCGATGCGTATCCAGAGCGGCAGGAGCGGCAGCTCCTCAGGCATTAGCTGTGATGCTAGGCGCGTGTTCTCCTGCGAGAGCTCGTCGAGATGCGCTATCGTGGCGTCCAGCTCCATCTCCAGTGCATCGCGCTCTTTTCCCAGCGCTTTGGTGCGGCTCATGGCAATAGCAGACGCCGCGCATAGCTGACGGAGCGGCTGGTGCTTGCCACCATCTGCCATGTAGGGAGCCATGACAGAGCGACATTCCTCCATGAGCGAGAGTGCCGCATCACGTCCCTGCTCGGCGAGGCGCTTCTCCTCAGCCAGGCGCACAGACTCAGCGGCGTTCCATGCGTTCGATGTCTGTAGCTGAACTACCTGCGCCTCCAGCGTGGCGATCCGTGCCTCTTGTGGGCTGGTGGTTGGCAGAAATCGCCCGTTAGCGCCCCGTGCTTGAGCCTCTTTCATTTCGTTTGCCTTTCTCATCCCAAAACCGGGACTTTGTAAGCACCCGCACCCTGCGTAATGCCATTGCCAGTGCCGACAACGCCGGGAACCTCTGGGGTAGACTCCCAGCGCCCAAGGCCATTGCAGCGCCATTCCTCGACAACCTCCCAACCAAGATCACAGTTGCGGTTAGGTTGGTTATCCCAGAGGTAGCCAGAGTCCGTGGTGCGACGTGCGAGGTAGAAGATTTTGATAAGGCGATAGGTGCTCTTGCCCTGCTCAATCTGGTTGAGCTTGCCCTCCTCGTTGATGTCGAATGTAGGCTCAGGCGGTGCAATGGGTGTTGGTAAAACCTTGCGAGCCTTACCAGACATTGCGTTCTTTGCCGCCTCCTGCCGCGCTTTGACTTTCTCGCGCAGCTCCTCGATGTCGAGTGCGTAGCGCAATGGGTTGTGCGGGTGTCTTCCCGTGCCAGGCACAGGCTCAGGCAGGAGTCCCGCTTTTTTGTAGTTGTGGATGCTGTCCTTGTGGCATCCCAGCGCGGCGGCAATCTCCTGAGCCGTCATCCCGATAGGAGCGGCAACAACCACGACAGGAGCCGCGATGGGCATTGGCTCAGAAACAGAGGGAACCTGACATAACATCTTGTCATCAGTCAAGATGTTATGTACCGGAGCCTCGACAACAGGCGCCTCAGCCTGGGGTGTCGGCTCAATGTCCAGCGTCTTTGCAAAACGCACCAGCGGCAGGATCATGGATCGCAGATGGGCATTCTCCTCGGCGAGCTGAATGTTCTCGGCGCGCAGAGTGGCGGCAGTGTCCACCATCCGCAGGAGGTAGCCGGCACGGTCGAGAGACTCCTCAATGGCGTGCTGTGCCCAATCCTCGCACAATAGGTCTGAGCGATCCAGCGTGTGGTTGTACTTGCGCTGGCCTGATGCATCGCGATCTAGGAGCATCTCAATGAGTCGCTGGGTGGTGTTGGATGGGGTAGTAGGGTTGGATGTGGTAATAGGGTTGCTCGGTGTCATTGCCGTGCCTCCTTCGTTTTTCGGATCAGGTAAGCCGCGCGGGAGGAGCATCTCTCACAGCAGTAAGCTTTCTTAGGGTTGGTGCGATCAAATCCTAGTCCGCACTCGGGGTTGGCGCAGAACGCATTGTCAGTAACTTTGGCGCGACTCGGTCGGTTAGCCATGCGGCACCGGGAAGTGCAGTAGACTTGTCGGGAGACGCTAGGCACAAACGAGGCTCCGCACTGATCGCAGGTTCGAGTATCCAAGACGATCCGCTCTGGCTCCCGCTCCTCGGGCAGAGGGCATCCTGCTTGCTCCCATGCCCACACATCGCGCATTGCGGCTCGTGCCTCTCGCGTGTCCTGCAGCTGCTCCAGCGCCATGAGCCATGTCTGAGGCGTTACTCTGCCACGGTGCTTGGGGTACTCCAAAACGTTGGCGTAAACCATCGATGGCGGCGGCGGCGGTAGTGTTGTGCTTGTCATCGCCGTGCCTCCCGTGCTGGAGATTGGTAGCTCCGAGCCGACAGCTTCTCGCCCATCCAATCCCGCCCCTGCCCCTCCTGCGCCTGCCCAGTGAGGCTAGGTGCAAGAGCAAACAGCAGAGCGATGGCAACGAGGGCAATGGTGATGCTCGTCCAGTAGGCAACAGCCTCTGCTAACAGTCTGCGGAGTCGGGTATCTCGCTGTGCAGTCGTAGGCCGCACAGCACCCAGAGAATCGTCATTGCGAGAGAACACGACAGGTAGGCGAGTAGAAACGTCATAGTTTTTCCCTTTATCGGTGGTTTCGTTTGTCCAGAGAATCATGCCGCACCTCCACGCCACACGCCAAGGAGCTGCTCACCGCCGACTGAGAACACAACCTCAGCCGGGGCAGTCTCTCCCGCCACACACTGGCAGAGATCACGGGAGCGGCGATGCACACAGAGGCCACGCTCGCCAGATGCCTCAATGATGGCGCGGCCCAGGTGGAGGTAGTCCGTCTCGACGACCACAGGCGATCCCGTGGCAACCAGCACACGGCCCTCGGTGCGGAGGGGCTGGAAGGTGAGGGTGGTCATAGCGTCACCCCGGCTTCCTCGGCATACTGCTTGGCAAGTTGTGACAGCATCCGAGCCGCAAACACTCTGTCCAGTCCATCGGCAATGGCGACACCGACAGAGGCAGTGCCCTCCTCGGAGGTCGGGACAGCAACGATGCACAGAAGCGCGTCGAACGGCTCGGCTAGTGCGTCTTGAATGGCTCCGAGTGCGATCTCGGCAACTTCGGAGGGTTTAGGTAGCTCGATCATGCCATCTCCTCCTCTGTGATAGCCCAGCGCACCAACAGCCAGAGCGTCATGCGTTGCTGTTTGGTGCAGTTGTCGGGATGGCACACTTGGGCGCTTCCCATGCTCCGCGCCTGGCGCAGGAGGGCTTTGAGTTCGTAGAGGTTCATGCCGTCACCCCCAACGAAACAGCGGTGCCGACTTGCTCGAATCGCTCATGCACCCAGCGGCGCGACGGGTAGTAGACATAAGCGCCTGCCTGCACCTCCACTGCGCTACTTCTGACTTCGCGCAGGTCGTACCACGCGTTGCCACAGAGCGGGTTATCGGTACACCAGAGCTTGCCCGTGGTGTACTCTCTCAGCACAGCGTTTGCGGGGAACCCGTCGAAGTCGTAGGCACCGAGGCGCACGGGCTTGTCCAGCAGCTCAATTTTTAGGTCGAGTAGTTTTTTCATCGTCCCACCACCCGATCTACAATGACTTGGTAGTCATTGCCGCCGTCCATCTCCCATGCCGTATGCTCTGCCCAAAACGCTCCCTGCGGTGCTCCGCTTGCACCGAGTACAGCGCCACCAGGGAGAACGACGAGCCAGCGGCCTGTAACGTGCTCAATAACGATAGGTGAGCCGGTGTGCCGAGCTTCGAGCTTGATAGTGTCCATGCTAGTTTGTGGACGAGTGACTCCAGCGGCGGTAAGCCCGGCGCGGGAGAGGTTTGTGATTAGGTTATCCATGTCTGTATTCTATAACATATTATGTTATATGTCAAGCACGGCTCATGTTCTTGTTACATAGATATGTATAGAGGGATTCGGCACTCACCCCCATCACCTCTGCTAGATGCGCCATTGTCTCTGGCCTCGGTATTACCCTACCACTGAGCCATCGAGACACGGCAGGCTGGTGGACTCCAAGCGCCTCAGCTATCTGCTTTTGTGTTCTCCTCGCCAATGCCGGTGTCGGCGATAATTCATTCATGCCAACATTTTACCATAAAATGTTATACTAAAATAGCAACTATTTCGTCATTTGTGACTCATACCAAAATCTGTTATAAAGGATAAGGCATGAATCACTATCAAAACTTCGGGGTATGGCTCCGAAAGGCTCGAGAAGAGGCGGGAGTGTCCCAGGGCGCACTTGCAGTTGCCCTCGGTGTCAAGCAGCCGGTAATCTCTCGCATGGAAAATGGGCTAAAGTCCAAAATTAGCAGGGACGAAGCGAATCTGATAGCGCAAACGCTCCGCATCCCAATTGATGATGTTTACGAGGCCGCAGGAATAACCAGCACAAATAGCACGGAAATCAGCGCCCTAGCTGTCGAATTATCCCGGCTAGATGCGGACGATCAGCAGTACATACTAAACCTGATCCGCCGTCTCTCAGCGTCGAGAGGGCAGCAGATCGCAGAACCAGCTCCCACTGAGCAGCAGTGAGTGGAGCGGCGAGGCAATTGACTAACGCAGTATCCATAACGGGAGTATAACATAAGATGCAAACAAATGTTTGTAATACAACGCAAGGAAAATTCCAGAAAATTATTCTGAGGTAAGATGTTGATATGAATTCAATCTATTGCCCAATCTGTAAAAAGGAGATCGACGACTCTGACGCACGGTGTCCCTACTGTGGAGCAAAGACGAGCACTCCAGAGAGGGCGCTGGAGGCTAAGAAAGCCGAGTACCTCGCCGCCGCCGAGCAGCAGATTGAGCGCAGGCAGTACGAGATTCAGCAATCGGAGCAAGCAGCCCTCGACGCAGAATCCCGCAGGCAGGCAATTTACAACCGCGCTACGAGGCAGGGAGTCTGCCCCCAATGCAAGAGTCCCAACGTCAAGCAGTACACCTACAAAGAGGGCGGGAGCGGCTCAGGCCAGGCTGTTGCCGGATGCATTGGGTGCTTTTTCTCGCCGGTGGCGTGGCTGGCGATCCCATTCCTCCAGGGGAAGAAAAAGAAAGCGTTCGAGTGCCAGTATTGCTCGAACCGGTGGAGTCTGTAATGCCTGAGATGCCGCGCCATGTGCCACCACGCCGCCCTCGAAACTGGTGGGAGTCTATCCGCGATGCCGGCTTCACGGGCTTTGTCTTTGTCGGTGCCATCGGGCTTGCCGTGTTGTGGGCGCTATCAGTGTGCGTGCAGCTCGTGATTGCCTTTATTGCCGGTGCGCTGGGGCTGTAATACCCGGCCTTTGTGCTACTTCTTAAACCTCTCCACCCCTCCCCATCCCCCCGGTGCCCACTCCTGAGCATCTGAGGGTGTGATAAGCCAGCGGCCTAGTATCTTCGTGCCTTTGAGCGTGCCTCGATTGAGAGCCACCCTCACCGTGTCGGGCTTTGCGCCCTTCTGCTCTGCTACCTCCGCTACCGTGAGGTATTCAACCCCGTCTAGTTTCTCCATGTCGCGTATTATATCATGAGCCTATTTTCTCATGTCGTGTAGCTTGACATGGGGGATTATGCGGGGTATAGTGGAGTCATGAATAGCGCAACATCTAGAATCGAAACCATCCGGCAGGCACTTAGCCGAGCTAAAACGGATCTGCACAACCTCAAGCAGTCGGGGGCATCTACTGAAGTGCTCGCCGATGCTGAGGCCACCGTGCGGGTAAATCAGCGTATGCTAGAGCGTGCGGAGCAGAGGGACAACTAATGAGCGACGACCAGCGGAGTATCTACCTAGAGAGTGCCCACGACGAGGAGAGGGGGCACGTTTGCCCATCGTGCGAGGAGTGGTATCCAGAGTGTGAGTATGCTCAGGATTGCGAGTTTTGCGATGCGTGCGAGGAGGCCACCGATGAAGCGCAGTAAACACCCGAGCCTCCCCTACATCCTCCTCACCGGTGCCATGCTCATAGGGCTGGAGCTGCACTGGAGTTGGGAGCTATCAACACCACGGGAGCGCTCTGCCCTCGTGGTGGCGATGGCAGCAGAGCAGAAGATGCTGGTGGGCATGATGACGACGCTATCAAATGCCTGCGGGATTAGTGGCGTCCGGGGTAACGATATGAGATAAACATCAGACGATCCGATCTTCCCTGGCATCGCTACCAAGCTGTGCCTACTCGCCCCGCTCCAAAAGAGCGGGGCTTTTTTATGAGTAGGTGAGTCCGCCGTCCGTGCTCTTTACCGTCACTACCTGCCCTGAGCCGGTTGTGTTTTTGTAGGTGAGATAGATAACCGTGCCATCGTGGATTGCATCGATGGCGGCGCTTGCCACGCCCGAGGCCACGGCGCTAAATGCCGCTGTCAGCACGTTGGCCTGGCTGTCATAGATTGCGCTCTTGATGGCTGATCCGTCCACCCAGAAATAGTGCGTCACGCCTGTCGGTGAGAGTGCGATAGCCGGGAATGTCCCTGCACTCGTTATCGTTGTAGCCACGCTCCAAGTCCCTCCCTCATTGTCTGTGTACCTGCTTTTGATCGTCGTGCTGGTGTCCTCATAGACGAGCCAGAGTCGCTGACTGCTGCTCTGCGTGTCGTAACACAAAGCGCCTGCACCAGTGAGTGTCAGGCTCGTCGTCACGGTTTCCCATGAGTCGAGATTGACGTAGTAGAACTCTAGGAGCAGCACGCCGCCAGAGTCTTTGTAGGCTCTACATACCCTGCCCGTAGCAGAGCACGCCATAGCCAGAAGCGATCCATCAGGCGGCGTGTACTGCTGAATCACTACCCGAGTGCGAAACACTCCCACGGGAACTTGCAGTGTCCTGCCAACCGCCGTGAAAAGCACCGTGCCAAAGGATTGCTTACTGGCTACGGACGGCATACTAAACCACCCGCTGGAGTCGGTGGTAGTGCTGGCAAGCGCCGTGCCATCCAGCTCCGTTATGGAGACAGTAGCGCCGCTTACCCCGTCTTTGCCCACAGGAGAGGATGAGTCGCTTGCCGTGAGCACGCGGCCCCACACCGAGCTTCCCACGCAGGCACCCGCACCAATATGGCCACCACTTGAGATAAATCCGCCCAGCGTGGTAGGCCAGTCCCACTCTATCACCTGCACAAGCCACTGGGCATCCGTAGCGGAGCCACCGTCAAATGGCAGTGTCCATTCCTGAGTGCTTCCGTTCCAGTACAGTCCACCGCCGCCGAGGAACCGTGCGTCATGCCGATTGGTGGTGAGCTCCGAGGAAGGCCAAGGCTGTGCTCCTGCTGTGCCGGGCGCTAAGTCGCCGATAGTCCATCCATAAATGCGCCGCAAGTTTGATGCGTCATTGATCGTGGTGACATTTGCCGTGATGCTGGCTAGCGGTGCTATTGGGCTACTGAATACCTCATCATTGTCTGCAATACCCCATATTGCTTGTCTGTCCACTGCCTGGTCGGGGAGAGTATGCAGCTGCGCGTCTGTGTAGCCGCCTATCCCGTCGTCCGCGTTGGTGAGCTTGATATAGTCTACTGAGTAGGTGCCTGCGCCTAAGTCCTCCAGCGTCATCTCGTTATAGGCTCTAGAGCCATAGGCATTGCCGAAAATGCCCACGCCAAAAATGAACCCATAGCCACCCGCTGCAAAGTCCGGCCCGTTGCTGTCTGCTCCGAGGTCTATAACGTGCTCGGTGTAGGTGTCTGCCGTGCCGGTAGAGAGGCTCCATGTTGGCGCTTTGTAGGTAATGCCAAATTCAGTCCTGTCAGCACCGAGGCGAACCGTGATACTGTGATTGGCCGTGCTTGCCTTTAGCCTGATGCGAAGGCGAGAGTATCCCTGCCATGCTGTGTATTTTTGCGAGTCGGTGAACGTGCGCCGGGCTTTCTTACCTGCACTCCCCGTTATTTCTATCGCGCCGCTCACTACTGCCACGGAGCCGCCGTTTGTGCCTGTCCATGCTCCTACCCAGTCACCCGTAGGTGTCAGGCTACTGCCATCGTCTACATCTTGCACATCGGTTTGAGAGAAAGAGATCGCAGTCCAGCGTGGGCCATGAATGTAGAGCGGCTGGTCGTAGGGATAGACTCCAGCCACGCCTCGAACCCTAGGCTGAATTGGTGCAATGGTGTTGGTTGTAAATCTCTGCGTGGCACTCTGGAATATAGTATTGGTATGATCCCAGCACGTTGAGTAGACATCGTACCTTCGTTGAGCCACAGAAATACTGTCGTCACCATCAGACAAGGGTAGCCACGTAAACGAATTAATTATTTGGTACTCAATGGGAGTAGGCCATGCAGCCATGAGCCGATTGAAGCGAATCGATAGCGTGGCATCTTTATCATGCGTACTCAGCGTGATACCCTCGGCATAGATAGCCGGGCCAGGAAGTGCGCCCGTGAAGCTCTTGCTGACGCTTGCCTCCGCGCTCATCGTATCTGTTGAGGCGCTTACCGAGTAGGTGTAGGTTCCAGCTCCACCACCAATGGCAACCGATGTACCCGACTTGCTCACGGATGTCGAGGGAGCCGAGCACGTACCCGGCGCGGCAGTGTCCCACTCTACGGTCTGCGAGCCGCTACCATTGCCCGTCACATCTCCTCGGCTCCGCAGTATCCATGTAGGGAAAATGCGAGGAGTGCCTGTAGCGGTGCCACTTTTTGTTTTGCCCATTAGCGTCATAGACATAGACGCGCCGCTACTCTGAACGTCGTAGGCGCTGGCGCTGTCTACGCTAAATGACGCGCCAATGTCTGCCTGACTTGTTGTTGGGATGCTGATGGAAACAGTACCTGTGAGAGACACCCCAGAGGTAAGAAAGTCCCAGGTTTGCCCCCCTACATTGCTGGTGATATTGAGAGTGCAGCGCCTGTACGTGGCGGGAGGATCGTCACCTGGAGGAGTAACAGGCGTAGTTTCCCCCGGCAATACCAGTCCATCGTAAAAATAAGCTGTCCATGAAAAGGCATAATTTGCGACAGCCACCACCCCTGTAGCAGTCCATGTACCGCCTGCGCCACCGTCTGTGATGCTTATATTTGCACTGCCAGCTCTAGTGTTGCTTCCTAGACTATAGGTTGCTCTTGTCGGCATTACGGCCCCTCTGCGATGCGCTCGCCTCGGTAGTCTGCAACGTAGAAGGGCAAGTCTCCTGCTGTCAGCATGGCAGGCGTTACCATCTTAACGAGATCAACTCGGGGCATCCCTACGATTCGGTAGTCCTCGTAGGTGGCGCGGCCTTTTTTGTAGAGCCGGATAACGTCGCCCGTCCATAGCGGCCTACCTGTCGAGGCAACTACCAGAAAGTCGCTAGTCCAGTCGATCAGATACCGCTCCGAGGTAAGGCGGCTGGTGAGGACGGACTGCACACCGTCTGCCTGCGCCTGAGTCTTTAAGCTCGCGTCAAGCTCAAGCACTCGGTGAACCCTGCCGCGCCATGTCACCGGGCGCGAGGAGGGCGCGGTGTTTGGTGTTTGGCTGCTGGTTGCGTTAGCCTGGGAGAGAATCACCCGGCCTGTGTAGGGAGACATCCCAAGCACCACCACCTGGTTAGCCTCGGGCGGTATCCCATGACGCACAAGGCTCCGTATCGTCCGATGCTCACCCTGCGCCGCCGTGAGTCCTGCCGCGATTGCGTCGGCAATGTCCTCGTAGAGCGTGATGGAGGGAGTGGCGCTTAAATCGCTAGGTGCGTGTGCCCGGTAGAAGTATCCTGCAATCGCAGGAACCCAGCCCTTGTACCAGTTGGCCGCGTAGGTGTCGAATATCTTGTCTAGGTGGCTGCGCTTGCTGTCTCCTCGCTGGGGCAAGAGGCTCCACTCACCCATTGGCACATCCCCGATTGCTACTCGCGTCGTACTTGTGCTCATGCCAATCTGTGCAGAGTCGAATCCTGCGCCCGTGACGCAGTCCTCTATGGCGTCGGTGATGAGCTTGCCGTCATCTGCTATCGTGTCTCCGTAGGTGTAGTACTCAAACTCGGCTGTCCTGTCCTTGCCCTCAAATGTCAGGATGTCCATGTCACCGTTGCCCGTACCCGGCGCAGGCTCCCAGGTTGGAGAGGAGAGAACCCCACGGATCAAGTCCACCTGGGCAGATGTGTCGGGGTTGGTGAGGAACACGCGAAACGGCCTGTCAGATGCTTCGATGTAGCCGCTCATGCCTGCCGTGACAAGCGCCCCACGCCGCGCACGGATATTGCAGGTGGTGACTCCCTGATCGTCCACCGAGAAGTCGAGCTGCTCGACTACTGCGGTGATGTTTACTTTCTGCGAATCGTTGGTATCCACTACCGTGCGCGGCATCTCCCAGTCCACCGCCTCAACGCAGACAGAGCCGACGCCGGAAGTGTTGGCAAACGTGACTTTGCCCCGCACGGTATCTATCGTGCCGTCTGGAGAGTAGCTGGAGCCGTCCGACTGGGAGATAGCATACGTCGCCGTCGCCGTTGTCCCAATCATCGAGTAGAACCCGCGCCCGGTAAAGCTCCTGCCCGATGCGGGAGCATAACGCAGCTTCTGAACCGGGCCGTAGAGAGTGCCGCTTGTTTTGAACTTCACGGGCGCGAGCTGCACCGATGGCCTACCAATCGGCACCGTCCACCAGAACACACCAGAGGGTACGATGACATCACCCGTGGCAAGATCGGCAAACCCCTGGACGTAGGCTGTCATGGCGTCGGTGACGATCATGAGCTCACCACCGAGCTTATTGCCATCTGGATCGTACTGACGCACAGGGAGCAGCAGGATGTTTACCGTCGAGAGTCCCACGCTATTGCCTACCGTGTTGCTCTGCGCCGCCGCGTAGTCTAAATCCTGGTAGCCCACTTGCGTAGAGCCAACCCACACCGATACCGCGCCATTGGCTCTAAATCGCAGAGAGACGGTTGTAGAGCCACCGTAGGTGCCCCACCCGCACTCTAAGATGGTTTGCTCCCCGAGACTCTCCACGCCCGGCACATAGATGGAGATAAACCACGGCTGATCGGCGCTGTAGCTGCTTGCCGTTGTCACCCGCTCGTTGGTGCCGTTGCCCTCGAGGTAGATGTTGCCGGAGAGTCCTCGGTGGTTCTCAACCCAGGCAGAGGAAGTCGTGAGCGTGTAGTCCGTCTTGGCGAGTCGTGCATAGTTGCCCGTGGTGGTGGTGCGCCACTCGGGAGTAATGGGCAGTGGCGGGAGCATCACCCGGCGGCGCAGGGGATCGCGCCAAACGTCGGTGGACACGTTGAAGTCCCATGCCTGCCGCTCCGGTCTGCCGCCTGCCGTTACCGTGAGCCTGTCCTTGTTGATGCGCGGCTCGGCGATGTCTACCTCTACGCTTATCGGAAAATCATAGGGCATGGCTTACCTCCCGTAGAGCGGCATCGTGCGCGATGTCTGCCGCTGGTCGGCTCTTACGGCGCGCCGAATGGCATTCTGAAGCGTACTGTCCACCGAGCGTGTGTAGGGATCAGGAGACATTCGAGATCGCTCTGCCGCCGTTACGCCGATCTTTGCTAGGTCGCCGCCACCAAAGACTCTGCGCGGATCGAGCGCGTCTGCTGTGCTCTTGGTATTTTTCTCAATTTCTGCTAAGTGTTTATCCCACTGAGCGAACACGCTATTGCCACCACCAGCGCCCTCTAAGCCCTTGCCGCCGCCGCCATAGGTGAGTCCCTCGGGAATCATGGACATAGGCCGACGCGCCGCATTAATTCGGCTTATGATGCCCTCTGCGCCTCGGAACGGAGAGAACTCGCCAAAGTCAGGCAATCCTTTGAAGGTCGGAGAAGGCACTACCTGCGAAGATGCGCGAAGTTTAGCCGCCTCAGCAAGCATCGCCGCTCCCGTTTTGGATGCGTCCGTATCTATGCCGGGAAGTTTGGGGATAGAGAGAAGAATAGAGCCAACGGTGCTGAGTGCTTCCGCTTTAATCTCGCTAAACATATTTGCAAACGAGGCTTTGATTTTATCAATTGCGTAATTAAAAGCAATCTCTAGGTTTTCACCTACCACGCTCCCAAGGCTTTTTAGGTAATTGCCCATGTCCTTAAAGATGGTGGGCACGTTCTGAGCAAACGCCGCAAGGTTTCCCGCGATCTTGATAATCAAGTCATCAATCCCGGTTAGTCCGCCACCGAGTCCCTGCACAATCTCCTGAAAGACGCCAGAGCGCCCAATCGCAGAGAACGCCTCGCCGATGCTTTGGCCGATTTTCTCCAGTTTGGTAAGGAGGCTTTCGCTCTGGCTACCAAAGCTACCAAAGAACTCGGCGATTCCCTGCCCGAGTGGACGAAGTGCTGCCTGGATACCGTCCTGCAGGTTCTCAATACTGTTCTGGATGCCTCCACTCACCTTGGGAAGCTTCTCCAGCTCCGTTACTAACTTGCTGACAAACTGCACAGCACCGATGCCGCTTTTGCCAATGGCCTCGGTGTCTGCTGTTCCGAAAGCGCGCTTCATGGCCTCGCCTACCTGTGGCGTGCGCTCACGGAGCTGGTTGATTTCTTCGGCGCTTATCTTGCCCTTGCTGGCTATCTGCTGGAGAGCGAGAGACACGCCGTCGAGTTCTGCTTTACCCTTGCCTGCGCCTGCCAGCGCGTTGCCAAACGCCATGAGGGAGCGCTCCGCAAGATTGGCCGAGTACCCGGCAGACTGGAGCGCCACCGAACCCGCTACCGCCTCCTCAAAGCCGAGGCCAGGGAGCTTGGCTACTTCCTTCAGCCGTGTCAGTTGTGCTTGCAAATCCTGAGCGTTTGTCGAGACTCCAGCTAATGCGCGGACGAGCGAGTCCATTTTCGCCGCGCTCTGAAAAGCCGCTGCGCCGATCATGCCGGTAATCGCCGTAGACAATAGTCCTGCCTTGCCTGCCGCATCTGCCATGTGTCCGCCTGTGGACTTGACAGCAGTGCCGAGGCGGGAGGAGAGCGCCTCGGCTGCCGAATGTGCGCTTTTACGCACATTGTCTAGCGCGTTCTTTGCCTGCTCTGCGCCCTCAATCTTGATTTTACCTACTAGGCTAAATAGCCCCATATCTCCCCCTATCCTCTGATGCCCAGCGCGGCTTTGACAACCTCACCGAGATACTCAAAGCGCTTGTTATCTATCTCGTCCATGTCGCACACCACCGCGTCAATCTCGGCAAGCTCATCTAAATCTAATTCCCCGAGATCTCCGGGGAGTCGTCCAAGACGGGCGGCAAGGTAGGTGATGCGGTATCTGAGTCCTCCTGCGCCCTGGAGTCGTTTTTTGCGGAGAACCTCGCGGCAGTCCAGTTGCTAAACTCGGGGAAGGCCGTCTCCCACTGCTTGACGAGATCAGCAAATGCCAAGTCGTTGCCCTCCGCAATGGTGGCAAGCTCCTTCCACGCCACGATAGCGCCCTCGGACGGATCAGGGATGTAGCCACGCCCCATGATGTGCGCGTAGTAAAGCTGATCTGGCCGCAAGCCCGGAAAGTTCCTGCCGATTGCGTCGAGCTGCTCCCGCGTGGGCTGCAAGTCAAACACACGCGGACGGGCGAACCTGAGCGGCTCGTCCATGTAGGTAAGCGTGGCGTCTGCCGGATCGGATCGCTCCGGCATTGCCTCCGCAAGTTTTCTAAGTGCCATACAAAAGCCTCCTCCTGCTCTCGTTAGCTGACTGCGAATACGTCAAAGCTGACGCTCTGAACCTGCCGCCCGTCTGCCGAGGACGAGATAGTATTCTCGCGAATGGCAGCCTGGAGCGTCTCGGAGCTTCCCGTGGTGATGTACTTGATCACGAACTGCCAAGCCGTATTGACAGTTGTGCCAAATGTTGGAGTGCCACTGTCAGGGACATCGATGGAGAGCGTTACCTTGCGCTCTGCACGAATGCCCCGGCTCGTCACCAGCGTAGCACAGCGAGTGGTGGTATCCACTTTGATGGATGTGTTCGGGCTTGAGAACTCCCGAAGCGCACACGAAATATCTACCGCAGTAGCAAACGTGTAGGTGCCGTCCTCTGCACCTCCACTGCCAACCGTCACTACTAAATCTGTTCCTAAAAGCATAACAACCTCCTAAACCTTTCTAAGTCATTACGGGCGCAGAAGCACCCGATACACCGACGCCGTGTGCGTCACCCCAAACTCGCTGGCCTCAAAGTCCGGGTAGCACATATCCCCGATTGCCTGGAAGTTAATCACCTGGCCATCCACGCTTGCGTCGTAGCCATCTAGTAGCACCCCGACACGATCCATTGCGGCAAGCCCATCCTCTGGACTAATGCCCTCCGTGATGAGCTCCACGATGTAGTTAATTTGCCCCTGCCCAAACTCCCCGCACCGAGTCGGCTCTATCGTACTCTGCGTGTCCTGCGGCCCGAACACGATGTAGGGAGGCTCCACGCTTGCGGGAGCGCGGAACCAGAAGAGCGGCGCACCATCGGCGGGAGTCACCAGCGCCCCAAGATCGGCAAGCAGCCCCTTGAGCGTGGCATCCGCCCCGAGCAAGGAGAGGATCGCTTTATTGATGCGCGGCTGAATTGCTCCTGCCATTTAGCTTGCACTCCTAACCATTTAGCTTGCACTCCTAAACAGCGCTTCTAACGCCGCTTGCAGGTTGCCTGCCGCTTTCTTGAGCGACGGCTCGAGGTAGGGCTTTGCTTTCATGTAGCGCGTCCCGAGCTCGTGATAAACGCCGTACTCCGCGCCCACGTTCACAGGCACCTCTACCGCGCTGGCCTTACCCGCTCCGATAGAACTACGCAGGTAGCCCGTATCTATCGGCGCTTTCTGCTTGGCGAGTCCCTCGGCCTCGAAGCCTGCGCGTTGCAGGAGCTGTTGCATGGACTGAGCAGACAGTCCGCGAGTGAGCCGCTCGATGCCGCGCAGCTCCACTTTCACCTCGACGCCCATTAGCTGAAGCTCCGCACGGGGATGTCGTGCTTGTAGGCCGCGCCGCTCCCGCCCGTGAACGTGATTCGAAGCGTGGTAGGCAGGTTGCCACTGCTGGGCGCTTGGAGCCGCAGGAGCATATAGCCTGCCGCCGCCGTGATGGTTGTCACCGTTGCCGTGCCCACGCTTGAGCCTGCCGAGTCCAGAAGCGCCGCGGTAGCAGTCGAGGGGATCATCGCAGGGTTGTGACTCTCGTCCTCAAAGAGCAAGACGACGCTCCTGTCATCGCTCTTGACGAGCGTGATAAAGTCGTCCTCGCTATCCGAGATGCGAGTGCGAATCCCCTGCACGGCGTAAACAGCAGTCGCAATGCTGATCCCTGCCGCGATTTCTGTTACTGCACTCGCCGCCAGCGAGGTAGAGTTCACCGCGTCGGTTGCCAGTGTCATAGCGTCACCCGTAGCAGCAGGAGAGGCTGGCAGGTTATCCGTCTTGGCCTTGATCGCGGCCACCTCAGTGTCCAGAAAATCATCAATAGTAGTGAGCTGTGTATCCAGATTGGCAGCTGCCAGCCCCACTGCAGAGCGAATGTCGGCGGCGGCGAGTGTAGATCGGCTGGAAACAGTGGCATCAATCCTGCCTGCGACAGTGGAGGTATAGTCTGCCTCAAACTCAATGGCCTCGTGACCGTGCGCAATGCCAGTGCCGCTCCAAATCAGCATGAGGAACGTGCAGGGAGAGGACACCTCGCCACTGGCAGGAGTGTAATCCCAGATGCCGTTTCCTGCATGGGTGAGCGTACCCGTGGCCGTGGCCGCTGCCCCGGTGCGGTTTTTGCGGACGAGGAGTGTGGGAGGAGTCCCACTTGTGGTGTAGGGCGCTGCAGCATCGGTATAGATGCGGAGCGGGATGGCAGTCTGAACTGCTGGGTAGTAGTTTGGCATAGTTAGAATCCTAAAAATGTGGCGAGAGCGTACTGAGGAGCGGCGCCAGCTGACCCGCTGGGCAACACGCCCAGAGTGCCGCTGAACCTGCCTGAGCCCCAGGTGACCCTGCCCCCAAAGGTGCTGAGAGTGAACACGTTGCCGCCAGCCTGCACGTTGTAGTTATTGATATTGGTGTACGCTCCAATGGCGTACGATCCAGGCCCAAGCACAACAGGGCTCCCCAGCGTTATTGAGCGGTACGTGCCCGCAACGAGTGGGTAGGAGCCGCCCGTACTAAACGTGGCAGTCGCGCCCGCAACGGGATTGCCGCTGGTCGTCTCCCAGATCACCACGACGGCATTGCCGTTGGTGGCCGCTCCGTTGTTGGTGTAGAGAGCAAGCGCCGTGACCGTGAGCGTCTGCCCGGTATTGACCGTGAACCACTCCGCGAGCCCGTTGGTATAAGACTGGTTGCTGACCACTCCACCAGCGGCAGAGATAGCCCATGTACCAAGAGATCGCCTTAGTGGGCTTCGGCGTGCGTTGAAGAGTTCCCCACGGCTCACTAGCTCAGATCTCCTGACTGCACAATAACCCTGGGCATTGGCTCACCCGGCACAGCGAGCACGTAACTGGCAGGAGTGACCGAGATAGGAGACTGGAACCCATCAGGAAGCTCGGTGAAGTGCGCGTTGAACTCCTCCTCGGTGATGAGTCCTAGCGCGATTGCCTGGGTCTTGAGCCCCTGAGTGGACAGTGCGTCTCGGTGAGCATTGCGCCCCTCGTTTGTGATAAGCTGGCTCCGCTTGAAGGCCATATCAGACAACGCAATAGCAGGTGCTTTATTTGCGTGGTTGGCAGGCATTCCCATCATGCGATCCTGCACGAGCCCTGCCATCGCCGCCATCCGTTCAGGAGTCCCGTACATCGTCGGTGGGGTCTGCGTGTACTCCTTGGGCGTGTTGAGATAGTCGAGCTTCGCCGCGAGGGTCGCACTAGAGAGTCCTGCGCTGGCCAGCTCGGCAAGCAGTTTGGCTTTGTCGCCTGCGCTGATGCCAGCCCCTAGCCGCTCCGCTTTGGAGTAGCCTAGCGCATCTACATAAAGTCCTTGAGTTAGGTTAATCATTTTTTATCCTTTGTCCAAAACCAATGTCAAACTATTTCCGAAAGTTTCATAGCTTTTCCTGAGTTGATGTCAGGTTGTCCAGAAGCGCCGACCAGAACGCGATGCGCCGATCACGATCCTGCGCCCGTCCACGATCCAGCGGGTTGTCGATAAAGCCCACCTCCAGCAGTGCTGCAGGGCCGTCGAAGTCAAACACCGCAAGCCGGGAGTGCTGACTCTCTGACTCGCTTTTTAGTCCACGATTGCGTAGCCCCCAGGCATCAAGCGCGGCGGACTGGACTTTATCTGCCCACGCCTTATCTGCCATGTCCCGGTAGAACGTCTCCGTGCCGGTAGCGGCTCCGGTGGCGGCGTTCAGGTGGATCGAGAGAAAGTGTGTGCATCCTGCCTGCTCTGCTCTGTCGTCACGGCTAGAGACGGGCGCAGGATCGGTATCGTCGTCGCGGGTTAGCCAGCACTCAATGCCCCTCTGATTGCAGAGCCACTTGCCCGTGAGAGCGATCTGGAGAGCAACGTCCGCTTCCGCTACGCCTGCCGATGTCGCGCCCGAGTCATAGATACCGGGGCGGCGATTTGCATACCCATGCCCCGGATCAATGCATAATTTCATCTTAGATCACCATCTGCCTGAGCGTGATTGCCGAGGTGTTGAGCACCATGTAGACGTAGGGTATCTGAGTCGCACCGTCGATGTAGGTAACGTCAAACGCCGTATCCCCGAGGACTGCTGCACCGTTGGGGTACGCCATCGTCGTCCAGCCGTCCATCTCCGATGTCACGCAGTTGTACCGAAACCACCGACCCGTAGCATCTTTCTGGATGTAGAGGTAGTCCTGGTTGTAGGCGTATTTTGTGCCCGTCGTAAACGTATCGGTTGCGGGTGAGTAGGTGATAGTCGCCCAAGTATTTGCCGCAATGTCGTAGCGGTGGAGATTCGTCGTGCCGCCTCCTTGAAAGGAGTAGATGTACCGCCCGTTCTGGATGGCGTTTTGATTTGTCCATCCCGCGTCGGTTGAATCCCAGACCCAGTGCCCAGACATGCCCGTACCTGGAGCCGCCGCACGAGCTGCCGTGGGGGATAGCGTTGTCCAGGTGTTTGCCGAGATGGAGTAACGGTAGAGGGTTACTGCATTGCTCCCCATGTAGTAGAGGAAGTCGTCGTTGCCCTGAATCTGAAATACCGAAGTAGCGTCCGGGTTGGTTGTCCATGCCGCCGATACCGTCAGAACCGTCCCTGTGTTGCTTGCAATGGTACGAATCTGCCCCGCGCCAGTCCCGCTGACGATCCGAACCTGGGAGTTCGCCCACTGGTTCGTCGCCCAGTTCGCCGCGCTTTGGGTGAGCGTCGTTGCCGCGCCTGCCGTAGCTGTTCCTGTTGCGAAGTTGTGGTAGTCCGAGTCCATCCATGACGGGGTAGAGATGAGCTTGGAGTCGGTGCTGATGGTTGCAGGCAAACCCGTCTGCGTGAGTGCCGTCCAGGTGTTCGTCGCAAAGCAGTACTTTTTGAAGATGTTTGCCGCCAAAGTTCCCGCGTTGATGACGTACCAGACGGGAGTGCAAAGACGGTAGACGCTTGATGCTGAGTGCGCCGTTCCTGCCGTCGTGGTAAACGTGATGACTGCATTGGTTCCGATGGTGTTGGATGCGATCACGAACGTCTGCCCCGCATTGGGGCCTGCCAGAATCTGCACCGAGTAGCCGCGCAAATCCCTGGCAAGCGGCTGGTTTGTCGTCAGGGTAGTGGTTGTCCCGGCTGTAGCCGTTAGCGACTGCGCCCCGACGGTGTTTCCCGTAGACCATGCGCCAGCTACTCCACAAGCCCCCGCGCCGAACGTACCCGCAAGCGCAGGAGTTGGAATCTGTGTCCATCCGTCCTCATTTGGAGAGTAGAGGTAGCAAGCGGAGATGGACGTAACGTACATCTGTTGCTGTCTGTAGTGGCGAGACGAGGCGATGAACATTCCCGCCGCCGTTGCGACAGGGGCAGCCGAGAGAAGCTCCCACCGCTTGAGATCGAGAATTTTTCTGTTTGTGTTGAGTGTTGCCATTAGATTAGCTAACCGTTATGTTCCTTCGCAAGTTGTCTGCTGTCAGCATCATCAGAGACGGCACCTGAGGGTTTGCCGCAATGCCTCCGATGCTCGTCTGGTTTGAGAGGGTTGTTATTGTTGTTACCGTCGTTACAGTTCCACTGGAGATCGTCACACCACCCGATTCGATGGCAACCCGGTTGCGCCCCGACGCATCGGGCATGATGCGCGAGGACTGAGCGGCAATGAGGCCGAGTGCCACTCGAATAGCGCTAAGAACCTCCAAAGAGGATTCTTGAGTTGTCTCTGAAGCAATATCGGCAGGTATGATTTCTTGTGCTGGCATAATTAACTTCCTGTAATCAAAACGACTTGACCTGTCGGTGCTACCCAGAGGCAATTCACCTCTGGTTGCGATGCGTCGTAGCGAACTGTCAAAGCACCACCACCACCAAGTGCAGTGATGACGTTTGAGTAATTAACAGTGGCATCGCTTCCTGCCGGGCCTGTTGCACCTGTAGCACCTGTAGCACCAGTTGCACCAGCCGGGCCAGTTGCACCTGTCGCTCCCGTAGGCCCTGCCGGGCCAGTATCACCTGTGTCGCCTTTGGCTCCAGCCGGGCCTGCTGCTCCCGTAGCTCCCGTAGGCCCTGCCGGGCCAGTATCACCTGTGTCGCCTTTGGCTCCAGCCGGGCCAGTGGCACCAGTAGCTCCCGTAGGCCCTGCCGGGCCAGTATCACCTGTGTCGCCTTTGGCTCCAGCAGGGCCAGTGGCACCAGTAGCTCCCGTAGGCCCTGCAGGGCCAGTATCACCTGTGTCGCCTTTGGCTCCTGCCGGGCCAGTGGCACCAGTAGGCCCGGCGGGGCCAGTTGCTCCAGTTGCCCCCGTCGCGCCGGGCATATTGGAGACGGTAACGGTGATGGGAGCCGCTTCAACAACGCTGACCGCGATAGGATCACCAGCCGCGCCAACAGTCGCAGAAATGGTTGCTGGGGGAGTGATGGCGACGGTAATTTCAGACATTAGGACACCACTAATTCCCCGGCAAGCGCCGTGCGAACAAGCCCCGCACCCGTTGTCCACTTCAGCGTCCACGGGTACGAGCCACTAAGCCCCGTCGTTGTGAACGTGACGTTGATGACTCCAGTTGAGAGGGTATTGCTTGTCGAGGTAGTAACGCCGGAACACGAAAATGAGATGGTGTAGCCTGTCATGTCAATGCTGAAGTCGAATGGTACGGTTAGGCTATCTCCCGCTTTTGCGTTGATGACGATCCCGGTGGCCGGGAGCTGGTTTATACTGCTCACAGCTTGATACCCCGCCGCAAAACGCGCCCAATTTCTTTGGCAATGTTGCCTGCAAGCTCAGGAGCCACTGCGCCAACGGCAGGAGGCAGAGCGGCATTGATGGCCGCTTCGACAATGCTTGGCTCGACATCGTCAGCGGGGCCAGTCTCGTCGGCTTGCCCTGGCAGTGCTGCAGGAGGCGCTTTAGAGCCACCCGGCACGGATAGCCCCAGTAGCCCCGTTAGAGCGCCAGCGATGACAACGGACAGAACCTCGGGAACGGGCTTGCCTAGCGCCGTAAGCGTCGTCAGAGCCGCAATGCCCACCACTACCAGAATCAGCAGTCCTCCCGTGGTAATGTTCACATTGTTTTTCATCTCGCTACTTTCTCCAGCGCAGTGATGCGCTCTTCATGATGAGCCGAGTTAGTGGCATGGCTAATTTTCAAATCCTCGACATCGCGCCTAATGTGATCGATGTCACCCAGGGTTTCAGTGACTTTCTCGCCAACGTGCCGCAGCTCCCCGCGAATGTCCCAAACGACTTTTAGGTGAGCGATACCGCCCGAAAGCAGCAGCAGTAGCGCGGGAATAATAATTGCGGCCCACTCCACCGGTATTGATAATGCCAAAATCCCATGCCCTCCTACTGGCAGTGCAGTTATCATGTTAATCAGCGCCATCGAACTAGCCCGGCTCCCCAGCAACGAGAGGAGACGGCCCAGCATCGATGAGGGCGATTATCTCTGCGCGGGTGTCGCCCGTCTCTCGCTCTGCGTAGGCAATTGCATCCTCAAAGTCGGCGATAAACTCGTCCTCGTCTTGGTACTCGTAGCCCATTGCGACATTGGCGCTAAACCAGCTCTTGATCTTGTCTACCCATCCCATGATGCGATCATAGGCAGGCTGAACCCACCCAGGAGTCACTGGAAATACCCAGTTCAGCAAGTCGTCAAGTCCCGTGTTGAACATTTCTAGCGGCCATGTCCACTGCATTTGCGCCAGGCCACCGATAAGCAGATCATCATAAACGGGTGTTTCTGGTTTCATTTGCTGCTCTTTCTGCGGCAATACACTGTCAGGCAAAGCGCTTCGGCTCTACCGGCATCGCTCCCGATTACCTCGTAGGTGTCGCTACCGATATGCACCTCATCCTCTAGCGCGATGTCCGTGCCGATAGGCAGGAGTACATCCCAATCCCCGAGGCTGATAGAGCGTGTCCCGCTCTCTGTTATCTGTGAGCGCCCCGGAGCAGAAACCCGGCAAGGGACATTCTCAGCAACGCTCTTGAGGCGATTCTCTCGTCCTCCGTAGGCAGATTTAGAGCCAATGGACGCACGAGTGACAGAGCACTTCTGCTTGAGAAAATACTTAACGTGCATCGACTGGCGAGCCTGGAGAGTCATCTAGAACACCCATGCCCCGGTGGTGAGATTGGCGCGTTTGCGGTACTCTGCCGCCTCTTGTGATGCCTTGATGCTCTGCCCGTCTGCGGAGAAGTCCACGTTTGCCGAAACTTTCGCCGCTTTGAGCATCCACGCATCGTGGGTTGCGCCGCCTAAGTCGTAAGCGCCGATAGAGTCTGCGCCATCGTCTTGCCAGCGCAAGTCACCTGTGCCGTCATCAAAGGTTTGCCCAGTGTGGGCATAGGGAGCATCAGGCCACTCGGGGCCAAGGCCACTGTCGGCGCTTGTTCCTGCCACAATGCACCGATAAATTCGCCCATTGCTGAGGCGAACACGGCTACCGACTATGTAGGCGGTAGCCGCCACGTAGTCGGAGAAGCGCAGGTGATCGGCTAGTATCTCGTCAATCTCAACGTCTGTTAGGATTGGCTCGACACTTGCCTGCACCGTGCGCTTGAGGGCCGCGCGCGCCTCAGCTAGAGTCATTAACCGATAATCTCCACGGCAAAGCCCTTAGTGGCAGCAGTGATCGGGGTTTCAGCGGCCTGGCTCAGGATCGCAAGCACGGAGCAGAACGTACCAGAAGTTCCATCGCCGCCCGTCAGGGAGAGATCGAAGTAGCGCTTTTTACCACGCAAGTCCACCTGGAACGCATAGACGGTGTTATCCGACGTTGCGCTGGGGAGCGTGAAGTCAGTGCCACCGACATACCCTGTGACGTTGGCAAAGCCGGAGCCACTAGTGTCGCTGGACTGAAGCGCCATAGCAGACACCGCGATGTCCATTGCGCCAAAGCTCACTAGGACGGTGAGGTAGTTGTACTTGATGCCGCTCACGACGGTATCAATCTCAGCCGTGGTAAACGCGGCATTGTCCACAATCGCCGCTGGGGGCGTTACGTTCTGGACATAGATATTTTGAAGAGGGATTCCCATTTAGATTCTCCAAGGGGCAGGCCATCCCGCCCCTTAAACGTAGTCATTACGCGGCGGCGGTGATGAGTCCGACAAGCGGGCCGGGTACACGCAGGCTGGCGGTTGCAGAGGCGTTGCCAGTGCTGTGGACGTTGATGTCAAGACGAGCCGTGGCCTTGAGGACGAGATCGTCGTTCACGAAGCGCACGTGCTCCGAGCGCGATACCGTGATGCCGCGACGGTTGCCTAGGATGGCCGCAGAGCGCAGATCACCAAAGAGGGCGCAGACTTGGCTGTTTGCCTCCACGCTTGGCATAACCTCGATAAGGTTTACCGGATAGCCCATGAACATATCGCGGCGAGTGCCGTTGATGAGCTCGGTGGTGGTGGTTCCACCAGCCGACTCAGCAAGGCCTACCATCGTCTCAAAGTAGAGGACGGGATGGACAAACCAGGCAGCGTTGCGACGTGCGTAGCTGGGGCATCGACCAATCACTGAGCGGAAGTCGGCGAGGGTAAGCTCACTGTAAGCGTTGCCCGTGCCGACTCGTAGCCCGGCAATGTTGGCGATGGTGGCAGAGAGTCCCTTGAGCTTGGCAGTGGCTCCGATGATGCCGCCGAATGTGCTGGTGCCGTCTCCGGTAAATCCTGCCAAATCCTCCTGGTAGGCCATCTGGTAGGCCATCTCTTGCGCGAGGTAGTTGGCAAGATCAATCACCGAGTCCTCAGACAGCTCAGAGGAGAGAACCGCGTAGGACGCAAGCTTCTTGGCAACTAGGCGAACCTGATCCCATGCCATTGTGCTCTCGCTGATGCTGGCAGACTCGCCAACCCAGAGGGCAGAGAGGCCGGTAGAGCGACGGGAGATAGTTGCCACGTCGGAGGACATAGGAAGCACTTGGGCGAACTGGCGGAACTGTCCGTACTGGTTGCGAAGGTCGATGATGGTATTGACAAACTGATCGGGGACAAAGAACCCGCCCGACTCGTTGTCTCGCTCGAAATGCGCTTTGAGTACACCGATGCTCTTGCAGTAGTCAGTCGCCTTGGTGGCCAGAGCGCCGATCTTATCCTCACCCATGAGTGAGAGACACCACATCCCAAAGCCGTACGCGTTGGTGGCCTTCTCCTCGCGAGTAGCACCTTCCCACTGATCGACCTTGGCACCCGCAGCGCTTCGCAGGATGAGCGTCTTGCGCTCGGCCTGTGGGCTGGTGGCGGTAGGCAGGGGCAGCGCGTTGGCAGGAGCGTTGGCAGAGGCGCGAGCCTTGGCGCTTCGCTCAGCAACCTCGAGCTGCTTATTGACAGACTCAATCTCACTCACGACGGTATCAAACTCCGCCATCTGTTCGGCAGACAGAAGAGTGCCGGCCTCAATCATCCCCTCGAACGATTGGCTCTTTTTCTGGAGAGCATCCAGTTTCTCTTTCAGGTTCATTAGTTCCTCAATGCGCGCGAACGAGCTGCAAGAGCGCGAGCGCGTAGGTTTATTTGCATGGCGTTATCCGCGCCCGGACTTGGGGGAGGAGTGGCCTCTCCCGGTGAAACCTCATCTGTTTCCGCGTCCCGCAGGTGTGCTTTGAGGTTGGTAATTGACTGCGCGGCGATGCTCCGAGACTGCCCTGCATCCCGCAGGAGATTCTCTAGCTCACGCACTGTCGAAATTGGTTTTTGCGCCGCCTGTGCTTTGGCGCTCATGGCCTCGGCTTCAGGGTTGGCGGGGATCGTCACGATGCTGTACTCAACAAGCCGACTGACTTTGATGATTGCGCGGATGTAGTCGTCATAGGCCGCAATCGCCGCCACATCCAGCAAGTCCATGTTGATGCCCAGGCCACGTGCATAGGTGAGAAGCTCCATACCATTGGGAAAGTCAATGCAATCACCCATCTGGCAGAAAAAGCCCACCGATAGCCCCACGCTCTTGCCTGCCGCGATACGCTCGGACGCCACAGCGCGAACGTCCTGCGCTTCCGACGTGCTATGAAACGTTGCCTCTGTGTAGAGCATCCGTCCCCGCTCCTCGGCTATTGTGGGGTAGCCGATAGGCAAGTCGTCCCACTCATGAGCAAGCGCCACAAATCCCGAGCGCAGAAACTCGGTGAGCACGTCAGCAGAGAACGCACCCGGGAATATCACGTCACCGTGGCTGTCGATGTTGCCGATGCCAGCCGCCGCGCCCTTGAGCGTGTTGGCCTCCAGAGCCGCATCTGCCGCTTTAATGGAAAAGCGCTTGCGGATAGGTTGGGTAGCGTCGAATTGATTGGGTTTCATTGTGTTACCTCGGCGAGCGGCTTGACTCTCGTTGTCGGCCCCCACTGCGGATCGTTCTCCGTTGCGTTGAATGACTCCAGGGAAGCGCCAGCGCGGTACAGTTCAAAGCGCGATGGGCCTAGAATCTCAGCCTGATCGGATTCAGGGAGCATAGAAAAAAGCTCGGAGCCGCTTGCCATCGTCTCCCGCTCGTCAGGGATGCTCATGTCGCCGGTAATCTCAGCCCAGGAACGAATCTCAGGAACCATCGTGCAGCGACAGTTGGTGTGGCTAGGCATGATCTCAGCGGTGGTAGAGAGCGTGCCGTGTAGCGCCCAGCAGGAGACGCAGGTGCGCGAGTCAGCAGCAGAGAGTCTGCGGTATCCGCTCAGTACGTCACCATTGGCGGCGTAGGTTCGGCGGCTTGCCTCGCGTGAGGCTCTGAGCATCTCCGTTCGCGCTATGGCTTCCAGACGGGCGCGTGAGACGCTTGTGGTAACAGAGAGGCGCTGTGCTACGGTGCGCGGGTTCTCGCCCTTGACAATGCCGTCGAGGAGCGCGTTGCGAATCAGCAAGCCGGTATCGCCAGCAAACGAGTCCAGAAGCGTAGAGAGTGGTGAGCCATCGGACGACAGTCCCACAAGCGCTTCAAACGCATCAGAGGAGAGAGTAGCCCAGGGGAACGTCTTTCCAGCGGGCACGGCTCCTGCGGCGGCTCGCGCTAAAGGCTCGGCGTACTGCGTGGTGGAGAGTATCGCGGATCGTTGCCCGTCCTCGACAATCGCCGCGCCTCGATCCGCAAGCCCAGAAAGCTCATCTGAGATCTGATCTTGGAGAGTGAGCAGACGCTTCAGCGCCTCGTCTCGCCAGCCGGCTGTTTCTTGGTTCTTGCCGATGTAGTCCAGCAGCTCCTTGATGCGCTTGTCT